ATTCATACGAGAAGAAAGGAAGTTGCGAAGAACAACTCGGTCACCGCTAATCACATTCTGCTTATTCATATAAGAGAACGGATTGTCAGCACCACAGTCTTTGAAAGCATACACCTCGAAAGGAACATTGATTTGCTTGCAGAACAAACAAAGCGAAAACAACTGCTTCAAGGTTGAAAGCAGATTGTCATGCATCGAACCAGACCAGTCAATGAACATAACAAAGCCGTGGTTCTTTCCTTTCGGGATAGTCGTGACACGACGGAAGATATCGTCATTATACTTGTAAGTATGGAGTTTGTTAGTATCAATAACACCAGTCTTGGCGATATTGATTTTGGCGTAAAGTTCAGCAGCTTTACGCTGTTCAAATTCCTTGACGAGGAAAGAAACAGTTTCCTTTTCTTTCATCTTCCACTGAGTCATTTCGGTACGGCATGTATTGAAGCTTTCTTGTGAGAAAGTGTACCACCCATGACCATTCGTGATAGAACGACGCCAATCGTTCAAGACTTTCTTATAATCGTCTACTGCCTTATCCATATTGATATCAGGCATATTCAGATAGACGAAAACAGAATTTTCATCATTGACGATTGACTTCTGCTTTTCTTGCCACGTTTCATCAGTGTGAGAACGAGGAGCATTTGTAGGAAGATCAGACGGAGCACCGTGACGACCATTAGAACCAGTGGGGCTAATATCACCTTCACCTTGTTCAGCATCACCGGCAGAAGGCTTAGAACCTTCTTCACCATCTTCGTCTAGATCAACCCATTCAATGTTATCAGCATCGATATCAAGACCGTCAGCATCTTCATCGCTTGCAATAAGCATATTGCTTTCGATCTCTTGTTGATCTTCAAGCTTCTTTTTGCAGTAACGATAAATCTCCTCGGTCAGAGTAATGACTTCTGACCAAGTTTCAGCGTTCTCAACTTTCTTGAGCATAACACGTTCTTCGGAAGAAAACGTGATATTGTTTTGAATGTTACCACCCTTGAAATAAATATTCAAGCGGTCGATAAAGTTCATGCTATTGATATCACGATTAGACGTACCGAAAAAGTCACGCTCGGTTAGTTCTTTATAACCGATCAGATAGTTTTTACGAGAACCGGGATAACGACGTTTCTGACGTTTATCAATACGTGCATCTTCGATAACATTGATAAAGCCCTGCACGGTACGACGCAATGCATCGGAGATTTTCTCATTAGGGAAAATCTTTGCAGCGAGTTTATCAGTAGCAGCAATATATTCGTCAGCAGCGGGAGTATCTAATGCATGACCCGTTTCATGGACAATCAAAAGATCCTCAAGGTCACGAGAGATACCCTGCCAAAGCGGAAGAATAAGAACACGGTTCTTTAGATCGAACATTGCAGTTTTAGCACCAGGCTGTTGCTGCACCGTAATATTTTCAGTCGCAAGGAGTTTTGCGAGAACAGAAGTTTGATTACCCGACATATATATTCCCTTTCACGATTTTCATAAGTATAGCAAATGTGGTGGGGTTTGTCAAGTCCGTTTAGAATCAATAGGTTACGTTGAGAATCGTTTATAAACCCACGACACCAGGAATATCAGAATGTAAACAAAAGCGACTAGCAGGAATACTTCCAGCAGTTCCCCTTTATGTTCGAGTTTTTCAAAGTCAAAATAGTGCATCACTTCACCTTTCGGAATACAAAGATAGGTTCATACTTTAGCATGATCTTCTTCCCATTGCTGTCAATCTGGCAAAAGTTTTTCATCTTGCCTTCTAATACTGTCTCGGTTGTTTCTTCACCAGTCAAGGCATTAACGGTAGTGATAGTCTCACCAGTCTCGGTCATTCTATTCCCACCGGGCATCTGTGCTAGAGCCATCTTGAGAGTTGTCACGTATTCCATTCCCAACTCTTTCAGTATTCTACACGAATCTTCCTCTAATGTCAATAGCTTCCCATCAAAGGCAGCATCAGCAATATTCCATAATAGGAATCTATCTTTGCGTAGGTATTCTACCGCAGTCTCTAATGTAGGTCTAAGGAATCCATCAACCCAATCAGAATACTCGGAAAACTTGTGACATGATTGTTCAGGATCATCAGAGTAAACTTCCTTGGCGAAGTAAGGAGGTGATGTGAACACAAGATCAAGTTTGCCTTTATACTTCTGAAAGCCTTTGTTGAACTGTGCTACCTCTGACCCACACTGGAAGATTTCGTAGGTATGGGACTTGGGAAACAAGCTTCCTGATTCACGGACATACTCATTGAAGAAGTCCGACACTTCATGGTACTTGGTTCTACCAGGCGTGGTGTTATGATCAGTGTTAGGGTCAGTGCCAATATAATGAATATTTCTCTTATCATCGACGCTCATTGCTCCCACAATACGACCAGCCCAACCAGAAGATGGATCCCAAATGTTGATTTGCTTTTGATCTTTAATGTGTGCTGTGTATCGCTCATATAGATAACGTGCAGTAAGTGGTGGAAAGTTTACTGCATACTGACAGAATGACACTCTGAAAGATTTAAGACCGAGAGGGAACACCTTCTGACCTAGTTTAAACAAACGAATGGAATAGGCATTGCTGCGTTCCTTGCTTACGTTTGTTCTAACACGTTCAGGAAGTTTCATTGCATAATCATAATCAACAATGATGTTCTGCTTCTTACCAAGTGTGGCAGAATATCCTGTATAAACTTTATCTTCTTTCACAGGACATAGCCAGTAGTCCCAACCTTCTTTACCTTCCATGAAAGCAATGAATTGATCGGCAGACTCTATTTGGTAGGGGGTGTTATTGATTTTTCCGAAGTCACCAACACTAATAGGGCTACTATAATGGTAAAAGGAGTCACGCTTGAAGTGTCTAGAAGCATAGGTAACGAAGGTGTCAAGATAAGCATCATCAGCAAAATAGTCATAGATTGACCTCGGTTCTGTCTTTGTTGAATAAGAGATACCAGTTTTCATCATCGTAGGGAACCACTGATTAACAGCATTACCCACAATAGATGTATTGCGAATAACATCCTTCTCACCTGTGCGTAAGTCTACTGTTTCAAATTCATGAACAGGGAACGATACCATCTTCTGAAAGTTATCGATGATACCGTCTTTTGTGAATCCTACACGAGGAGGAATGCCTTCGTCATCCCACAGGCGCACTACCTCTTTACGCATGTCAATAACCCACTGACGAAATTCATCATCAGTGGTCCAAAGAAGTTCCTCGAATGTCTTGTTAACAGTAGAGTTTAGGAGTTCATCGTTACGTTCATAAAACCAATTCAAATGCGCCATCAGGATACGTCCAATTCCATTGCATACCTTTCAGTGTCACTACACCTGCATCAGGTATCATTTTGTCTATTATATAGGTTTCTTCTGTGAATGTCAAGTGGTTGATGTAAGGGAAGTCTTTCTTAACTCGGACGACATCACCCTCCTTAAATGTCTCAAAGTTCTTTTTCATTTCCATCGTTCTGTAATCTCTTTAACCCGATCTTGCATATATTGTTCTACAACTTCACGGATGTTATCATACTTGGGATTGTTCCTTACATGGTATATTTCTTGAACGTAAGCAAACTTGATAATCTGTTCATGTGAATAGTTATGTGTTATATGTGGATCAGGTTTATCGGTCATCATAGAACCCCTTTATCGATTAGACCAGCAACATAGATAAAAGATATCACCAACTGGATTACTATTAGTGACGGCTTTCGCCACATTACAGAAACAACCAACCATCCTAGATTGCCTGCTAATGAGAGGAAGACATTCATAGGATAGATATTTAATGATGTGAGTGCGGCACCTATCAATAAGATAATTGTCGAACTCCATTCGAAAACAAACTCAACCTTATTTTTCATAGTTCCTCCAGCGTCTTACCAATCAGTTCATCGTCAGTGACCCATTTCATTACTATCTCAATACCAACCACAAACTTATCTTCATTGCTTTCATTAGGATCAGTTCTGTGCATAGAAAGTGATGATGGGAACATAATAACATCACCACCTTTTAGATCGAACTCATGTTCAACACCATTAGATGATTCAATGAATAGGTTACCAGATTTGTCAGGTTTGTTAAGATAGAGAAGGATTGCTAATACATCATTGTCAGATGCAGGTTTACTAGCACCCTTCCTATAATCACTGTAGGTATGATTGTGTCTTTGGACGAATTGTCCTGGTTTGTAATGAACACCCCACATAGCAGTAATGACAGCATCATCTTCCGATACACCCAACTCTTTTAGGTAATCTCTGATATGTGGCTTGATGAATGTTATATAATCTTTGAACTCAGGAAGATCATACAATCTTTTACCGTTGTCTCTATAGTTCCAGAATGATATGATCGGTGATTTAGGTATCTTCGTATTGACATTATTAGTCTGGTTACATATATCCATAACAGATAGGATTGCTTGTTCTGCAAACCCAGAGGGCATTGCATACTTAAACAATCCTATCTTAACACCGTCGTATGATTGAAACATCACCAACCCATTTGTGCTAGACCCTGCCAAAGATTATCAACATTGTAAGATTGATATCCGTATTGTGTGTTGTAAACATAAGAGATCATATCATCCATCCTTTGATATTGTTGAGAAGTTCTTAACCTTTTGGAATTGTAGTGTTCGTTCAAACTTATCTACCATAGTATCCTTATGGGAGATAACAAAGATATTCCCCCCTTCATGTCCTAAATCCCACATGATACGGATGAACTCGTCAATACCGGCGGCATCCATAGCACGATCTAAGATTTCGTCAAACACCAGAATGTTAACGTTTACACTGTTCTTAATCTTCGCAATCTGGCGCCAAGTAAGGAGGATGGCCAGGTCGATTCGAAGTTTCTCTCCTTCCGAAAAATTATTGTAACTGAACTCGTCCCTATAACGAGACTTAATCGTTTCTTCAAAGGATTCGTTGATATTGAAATTGACGAAGAATCCAAGTTTGGCAAGATACTTGTTAATGTGTTTGTTAATGATAGGAAGGTACTGTTTAATAATCTTAGTCTTAATACCGCCATCTTTAAGCAAGGTTGTCGCAAGATCAATATACTGTCGCTCATCTAGAAGGGTCTCCTTCTCCGTTTGGAGGGTGGAAAGGTCATGTTCCACTGTTTCGAGTTGTCGTTCTGACTCTTGGGTGGTTTTATCCGATGATGCGAAGGTCTCAATCTGTTCCACAATCTGTCTAAGATTATTAGCAAGATTGTTATAGGTAGACTTATGTGTTGAAATATCCACTTTAAGCGCATTGATATTTCTGAGGATTGCATCTATCTTTTCGATCTCTTTAAGAACAGAATCAATCTGTTCGGAAACCTTATTTAGTCCTCCATCAAGTTCTTCAATCTTTCCTCTATTACTTTTGATCGCTTCCTCTTTGAATGAAGATGCAATACCTTGGCGACAAGTGGGGCAAGTATCGTTCGTTTCAAAGAATGAGTTATCTTTACTAAGACGTTCAACGTTGTTCTCCATCTTTGCTTTGAAACCGATAAGTTTACTATGCTTACTCTTTAGATTTGTTAAGTCTAAATCCTTCTCTAGCCACTTATCACGATGCCCATTGAGACTTTCAATAGTGATCTTTTCAGCATCTAGCAATGTCTCAATTTCAGCCTTCTTCACTTCGAGTTCAAACAATCTTTCTTGATTGTTAGCCTTCAAGGATTTTAAAGTCTGTTCAATATAAGACTTGTTCTCTTCCTTACTTGTTAACTGAACACGGTTACGTTCAATGTTCTCACGGTTAATCTGCAAACGTGTTTTAACCACATTCGACATAGCAGTAAAGATTTGAATGTCTAGCAGTTCCTCGATGACAGAGCGTCGATCGGAAGATGATAGTTGCATGAATGGAGTAAACGAAGCTGAACCCAGAATAACAATCTGTGTGAATGACTTGAAGTTCATTTTCAAGATATGCTTTTCTAGATGTTCTTGATAGTCTTTAGATGCTGCATCTTGGTTGACCATAGCACCTTCACAATAGATTTCAAAGATGTTTGGTTTAGCACCACGGATCACCTTGTATCTTTTGTTTGATATGGTGAACTCGATCTCAACCTCACATTTCTTACCATTGATAGAGTTGACAACGTTACCCTTATTCACCTTACGGAATGGCTTTCCGAATAGTGCAAAAGTGAGAGCGTCGAGGAAGGTTGACTTCCCCGACCCATTGTGTCCCATGATAAGAGTGTTCTTATGTGTATCTAAAGAAATTTCTGTCCACACGTTTCCGGCGGACAGAAAGTTACGCCACTTGACATAATGAAAAGTTAACATCAATAATCCCTAGTTGGAATCTTCCCCTCTAACAGATCCTTAATTTCATCACCTGATAGAGTTTCATATTCTATCAGACCATGTGCTAGTTTGTCAAGATCATCCTTCTTAGAAGTTAGAATTTTATATGCTCTTTCATATCCTTCTTCAACAAAGCGAAGGATTTCCGAATCAACAATCTTCTGAGTATCTTCCGCAACCTTAGGGGTATGGAACATATCAGCATTAGGTGTTGTGTATGCCATTCTTCCCAAAGCAGGAGAGAATCCATATTCAGTAACCATAGCACGAGCAAGTTTAGTTGCCATCTGGATATCACCAGATGCACCAGAAGTTATCTTGGCATCACCAAAGACGATCTCCTCTGCTACACGACCACCCATTGCCATTGCAAGTTGAGCAACCATTTCTTCATATGACATTGAGATTTGATCACGCTCTGGTAGTGACTGAACCATACCCAATGCACGACCACGAGGAATGATTGTTGCTTTGTGAATAGGAACAGAACCAGGCATGTTGAGAGAAACGAGAGCATGACCGGCTTCGTGGTATGCAGTCATCTTCTTTTCTTCTTCTGTCATTAGAAGTGACTTGCGTTCAGGTCCCATAAGGATCTTATCACGAGCATCCTCAAACTCCATCTTAGTAACAATCCGCTTTGAACGTCTTGCTGCTAGTAGAGCAGCTTCATTGACAAGATTAGCAAGATCAGCACCAGAGAAACCTGGCGTTCCTTTTGCTACCGTTCTTAGATCAACATCAGGACCAACAGGAACCTTGCGAGTGTGAACTTTCAAAATCTTTTCACGACCAACAAAGTCAGGGTTGGGGACCTGAATCTGACGATCAAAACGACCGGGTCTGAGTAGTGCGGCATCAAGGACGTCCGCACGATTCGTCGCAGCAACAATAATGATTCCTTCATTTGTTTCAAACCCATCCATTTCGACTAGCATTGCATTGAGTGTTTGGTCTCTTTCATCGTTACCGCTGATACCATTAGCACGAGAACGACCGACAGCATCAATTTCGTCAATGAAGATAATGCATGGTGCGTTCTTCTTGGCCTGTTCAAACATATCACGGACACGAGAAGCACCAACACCAACAAACATTTCAACGAAGTCTGAACCTGAAATGGAGAAGAAAGGAACACCTGCTTCACCAGCAACGGCTCTTGCTAGTAGTGTCTTACCTGTACCCGGAGGTCCTACTAGTAGAACACCCTTGGGGATTTTACCACCAAGACGTTCAAACTTATGTGGGTCTTGCAAGAACTCAACAACTTCTTCTAAGTCTTCCTTAGCATGATCAACACCAGCAACATCATCAAATGTTATCTTGGTATGATCTTCCGTTAGAAGTTTTGCTTTTGATTTTCCTAGACCGAGAGCACCACCTACACCACCACCAGTGCGGCGTGACAGCATTACCCACAGACCAAAGAATAGGAACACAGGAAGAAGATTGATAAGAATGTTAAGCCACAGACTTCCTTCACCTTCTGGCTTTACAACGATATTAACCTTGTGTTCTTCTAGTTTGGGGATAAGAGTTGATAAACTTGTAACATAGGTTACAAATGTTCTATTGTCTTTGAAATGTCCATGAATGTCACCACCTGAGATAACAACATCATGAATCCTATCAGCGTTTACCTGTGAGATAAAGTCGCTATATCCGATATCACTTGGCATATTCTTTCTATTCGTAGGCTCACCCCAAATCATTCCCATAAGAACAATTGTAGCAAGCAGAAAGAGCAACCATGGTAAATGTTTCCTAATCATATTATACCTTCCTAGAGTTATAGTCTTATTTAGACTGTCTCTACCTGTAGTGCTTCATTATACACATCTAACATAAAGTCTTTCATCTTTCCGGTATCAACAGGAAGTGTTAATCCAGAAATGTATTTTCTTAGTATTGTTGCCGTATCTTCCGCTTCATCCACTTCCATATCTTCTTCTTCAATCAGAACGGAAGGGTCTTCAATAGGTGTTATATCTAGAGGACCAGCCTTATAGATTGAGTCGAACAATAGATCAAACGCATAAGGATTCGATTTGTTCACTACAACCAACTTGACATAACAATCCTTGAATCTACTAAAATCTGTTTTCTGTATCTTCTCCACGATGTTAGGTTCAGCAATGTCATCATATTTAACAATGCGGAACATACGATAAGGATTCTGCACAAATTCTAGAACGGATGTTTCCGTATCAAAGACCGAAAAACCTCTGGGATCGTTATAATCAGCCCAAGTGTATTCCCCAAAAGCGCCAATATAGGATACATTACCAATAGTGCTACGGTGATGATAGTGACCTGAAAAAACCTTATCAAACTTATCAAAGACGCTACGGTCCATACCATGATCTGATATCGCTCCTCTGTGCATAGTGAAACCTTGAACCTCAAGGTGACCCATCATAATACTTGCTTTAGGTTTTGTGATTGCTTCGTATGCCTCTTGACGATTACTTTCCGTAATCCATGGCATCAACTGAATATCCAACCCATCAATATTGACAACGGTGGGAACAGAATGAATAGTAATGTTAGAATATCGTCCACGAACAACTTCCTCAAGGGCGTTGACTTCGTGAGTATCCTTATAATACATATCGTGATTACCAACGATGATATGTGTAGCAACGCCTCGCTCCGCTAAAGGTTCGAAAAAGTCCTCACGGAGCCGCTTTGCTGTCATAAAGTTCACATACTTGCGGCGGTCATAGATATCACCAAGATGGATAACGTGTTTGATGTTCCTTTCATCAATCTCGTTAAAGAACCATTCCCAACAACGCTTCTGATACAAATGAAATGCCGGATTATCATTTCTGACTCCGGCATGTGTATCAGTAGGCATAGCAATCAGCGCCATAATCTATCCTTCAAATCTAATAGCATATTCACGGCTATAGTATATACCAAAAATATCGTTTCGTCAATCTTCTTTGGTAACTTCAACATATGTCTCGTATTCCGATTGACGAAGCCATCCGAGAGTGATCATTCGTTTCATTATCTTTTCTTTGCTTTGCTTATCGATAGGAATAGGTTCTACTACCTTATCACAAAACCATTCCACACTCTGATCAACTTCTTTAATGAACTCGTCAATATCCATTACCTTTGTCCCTTTTTAAATCGGGGAGGTTGAACAGTACCCATTTCAATGTCATATTCGGTGATTGCCTTATCACATACCTGTCGGATTTGATCCAATCTCATGCGATAGTTACCACGAATATGCACCCGCTCATTCTTATCTTTTAGACAATCAATCAAGTGTACCACCTGAATCGGCACATGTGTCAGTTCTTCCTTCATCATCATCTCCTACGAACTTCTCTAAGCCTTCCTTCTTTTCTTTACGCTTGGCTTTCTTTTCTTCTTCACGCTTCTCAAATCGTCCGATGAAGTCATTGATATTATCATAGATTGATGGTGTAACTAAGTTGTTCCCATCACCATCACACATCAAACTGACATCATGTGTTTCTAGGACGTTCTCCTGAAACTTCTTATACATTATATATCTGTTCTTTTCTTCTTTGTTTATCCGACGATGAAAGGCATAATAAATGATTTGAGTGAAGTAAGCAAAAGGATTACTATACTTGTCGGAATCAAAATTGTCAAAATACATAAGGCAATTCTCAATGGCATCAGACTTCATTTCATCTACATAGGAATAGTTCATGAACCTAGGTTTGTGTGCCAGGTTCTCGGCAATGAGATAGATGCACTTTCCGATATATTCAGAAACACGAGGTTTCTCTTTACCTTCTTTAGCAGCAATCTTACATTTTTCCTTGTAAGCGACAATCTCTGCTAGGAATCGCTCGTTATCGACATAGTGGTTTTTCTTCTTAGCCATTCATACACCTTTTCATATTTTCTTATTCTATACCAAAAAAAGTTGATTGTCAAGTCACTTTTTTGCATTTTAGGGCTTGACACGATTTTGGAACTGGGTTATAATGTGCTTCGCAGCCAACCAACCAATACTAAATGCCAACCAAATGCAACCGGTCGAGCGAAGCGAGACCACTTGCGAAGCAAGTCACTTAGCTGACTTACCTGATCCAAAACCAGGTTCTGTAAGCATCACCAGTTTATCAATCTGCTTTTTAAGCACAGGACCACGATCCGGCCACTTGATCATCGGTTGATCCGGATTCTTGGCTAGGTTCTGTAATAGAGGTAGGTATATCTTCCGAATAGCCTGAAGTCTCTGTTTAAGATCATCAACCTCACCTGTAATAGGAGTGATATCGGTTTCATTATCAAATGTAAAACCGAAGTCATGGGAATCCGCATCTAAATCAAAATACTTGTTATCATCCATTAATGGTACACCTTCTTATTATCTAGTAGTCCAGATTCTTCAAGAGCCTCAAAAATTTCATCATACGATTCTTGCTGCTGGATATCCTTGTTTATCTTATCTTCCTCTTTCAGAACCTTCTTGTTATAATGCTCTAGGTTATCCCAATAGTATTCATTCATACTAGAGGATACATTAGTCATTAGTAGGACATCTTCCGCATGAATGATAAACTCCTGGATCTCACAGATACGTGGGAACACCCAAGGAGTAAATGCTATCGAAAGATATCCGGTTGTATCAGAAGGCATGTAGATAACTTTAAGAGGATTGAATAGTGCATATACTATACCATTCTCATCCTCCATTTCAACCACCTCAGAGATAAGATCATCCCCATTTTGCAAACGAACAAACTTTGCAATCTGACCTTCAGTATCAGTCATAATCTATCCTTTCATGCTTATCTTGTAGATTTTGAAGTGGAACTTTTCTTCATTGTAGATTTTGATTCGCTCAAAGAAATGCTTGAGGGTAAAGTTTTCTTTTTGCTTCCAGCTAAAGTTGTCGGCAATGTCATATAGGGTAGCTGACTGCTTTGTATCTGATACACGAAGTCCACGGCCGATAGACTGAAGGTTGCGGATTTTAGATTTTGAGGGGGATGCAAAGATGACATTATCCAAGGCCACGATATTAGTACCAGTGCTGAGAACACCAACGGACCCAACAATAATAGAATCGGTTTCACTCTCGACAATCTTTCGGATTGACTCTCTATCTTCGACATCTGTTCCTCCGTGTATAAAGAAGACCTTTCGTCCTTCTTTAGCTTTGTTAGATAGCATTTCATATAAGACCTTACCGTGCTTATCAACATAGTTGAATAGCAATAGCGTATTGCCTTCTAGTGACAATGCTAGGTTGCATATAAAGTTGTTTCTTTCTTTGTTAGCAATGATATACTCAATTTCCTGCTGATATGAAGCAGCTTTCATATACTGACATTCTTCATCAGAATACTTGAGCAATAGGCATTTGATTGTTAGTTCAGCCAATTGCTTCTTCTTCATTAGTTCTGCGGATGTGGTCGCTTTATAAATCTGACCGAACAATCCCATCAGTTGCCATTCATGAGACTTAGCACCTGATAATGTTCCCGTAACACCAATGCGATACTGGGCACGGGTACACTTACCTACAATGTCAGTAAGTGCCTTGGCTTGTGCCTGGTGAACTTCGTCACAGATGACATAATCAAACTGCTGGAAGTATTCTTTAGGCATTTTGTATAGTGACTGCCAGGTAGATATACAGATAGGTTTATCTGTTACTTTATCCTTACCTGAATAGACACGGTGACAATACTTCTCCATGTCCTTACCGTTCTTGACGGAGTAATCCTCGAAGTCAGAATATAACTGTTCTACAAGGGCCGATCTAGGAACGATGATAAGACCTCTCTGCCCTCCTTTGAGCAGAAACATAGATACCAGGTACAGAAGCAAAGACTTGCCTGAACCAGTAGGAGAAAGAACAATCCGACGCTTAGAACGTATAGCATGGACGAAAGAATCGACCTGATAATCTCTAGGCATGTGTTTGGGATTGAGTTTTTCAATATATTCATTTGCTTCCTCTACAGAAAACGATGTGTCAAAATCTTCACCATGATATTCGAATGTGTATCCTCGGTTCTCTGCCCACTCAATTACTTGAGGTGCGAGACCACGATAGATTTGTCTTGAGGTGGGATTGAATAGTCTTAGGTACCCATCCCATAGTTTCTGTCTGTATGAAGGCACAAACTGAAAACCTGGTGGTCTAAAAGAAAAAGCGTCTCTTAGTTCCCATGCTACACTCTCATCACAATGAACCTTGATATAGGTATCATTCTCATTTACAATGGTTAAATGCACTTACTTCCCATCCATCATCTGTCTGTATTTGATAAAGTTACCCACATCCCATGTTCTACTGTTAAGGCTTTTTAGTACCTGATCACAATAGAATACGATTGATTCGTGTAACTCTCGTCTCAGTAACAGCTTATTTAGTTCGTCGTCTGATTCGAGTTTTCTAGCAATCTGTGGGTTAGATAGAGTCTGTTGGATTGGATCCCACCCTCTTGCTTCTAGTTCCTCTTGTGTCAGATATGAGTGATAGTAATCCTCACGCAGAGCCTTCATCGATTTGTATTCGATCTCTAACTTGCGTTGTAGAGTATGGTGATAGGTTCTAACATTTAGATACTTTCCGTGAAGGTGAGATATCTTTAACGTTTCCTTTTCCATAGCAGTAGGATCGATTACTTTATCCTGAGACCACTCTTTCATAAGGTCGTCAAGTTTTACTGGCGGTTGCAACATAATATATTCCTCTTAGCAAGTAGACATTATAACATATTAGGCCGGAAAAGTCAAAGTCTCTCAACTTCAAATAGATCGTATCGGAATGTGATATCACATGTAGGAATAGTATCCGCATTGACCTTGGTGTCAAAGTTGATTCCGCCTAGTGATATCGGATGACAGTTTAGGAATTTGAAACGAATGTTAGGATTGTTGGCATTGGTATTGACAGTTAGATAACCGTCAAAGTATAGAGGTGTCTTATCCTGTAGGTCTTTTCTTAGATATTCTTCTGGTGATGATGGTCGTGTCAGACCTTTCAACCAGCTATATGTTTCTTCCCAGATACGCATATCTTCATCAACAAGTGCTGTGATTGTTAGAGCATCAAACTCTAGTTTATCACCATGACGATAGGTGTTGGAGAATGGTGTAGCAACTGTCACGGCACCGGTAGACACAGTTGGGATAGAAACAGTCTGACAGAAATACTTTAGATATGGTTTATCAGGAATGATAAACGTGAACCTAGTAAGTTGTAGAATACTTGTGTTCTCTGGTGTATTAGAAGCAAACGATTCAATTGCCATGATAGTCCTCCATACTATATTTAGGCCTAAAAAAAGGGGTGCCCGAAAGCACCCCTCTTAGTCGTTGGCTTACGCCACGCATCTAACTTAGGTTAGATTGCGAACACGGAAGATACGATAGTAGCGGTTGGCCTGTGTAGAAACGTCACGGGTACCAACAACACCGTCACCGGCGTTTGTGGCGAATGGGTTTGCAACCATGCCGTAACGAGTCTTGAAGCCAATCTTTGGCTGGAAGGTATCCTGGCCGATTGCACGAACCATCTGTAGTGGAACGTATGGGCAGTAGAATAGACCAGCGTCGAATGGAGACTGACCACGGTAACCAACGGTTACTAGTTCGTCACCATTTTCTGAACCACCGAAGTAAGGATCGATATAAACCTTAATGCGGCCGTGTAGAGTACCAACAAAGGTATTGCCGGTATCGTCAACGGTTAGGTCGGCAGATAGCTGTGGGGTGTAAGAAAGAACACCGGCCATAGCCATGGCTGATGCAACGTCTGATGAAACGATCAGAACGTTACCCTTGCCACGACGGGTTGCCTTGGCAATAGCGTTACACTCACGCTCGATGTGGAAAATTAGACCCTTGAACTTTTCAACTGACCAACGACCGTTTGAGTCGGTGTCTAGATCGAATGTACCAGCAGTTGTAACACCATACTGGGCACCTAGAGTAGCAGAACGATAGATTGTTCTGATAACTTCACGGTTGATTTCGGCTAGAATTTCAGTTGAAAGAATGTTTGCTAGTTCTGTCTCAGCGTCAAGACCGTGAATTGCTTTTAGGTCCTGTGCTAGTTCAGTGGTATACTCTGCCTTTAGGGCACGTGACTTTGCAGTAACGGTAACCTTATCGATAGAGAATGCCATTTCGTTGAACATGTTACCAGCAGAGTCACCAAGTGCTTCTGCCTGTGCTGTTGACATGCCTGTACCAGTTGGGAATGAGTTACCAGCTAGTGAGGAATCAGCGAATGGGTTGTTGTTAGCATCTGGATGTGAACCAACGTTAGTGAAACCAAATGCATTGTTCTGTGCAGAAAATGCGGTATTTGATTCGTTAAAGAAGGCTTCGTTTGAACCAGATACTGGTGCATTTGTACCAGCCATTGACTTATAACGTGAACGCATTGCGAAGATTAGGCCGGTTGGACCGGTCATTGGCTGCACGCCGCAAACGTCATAAGCGATTAGGTTTGGTAGGGCACGGCGAACTAGTGATATAAGAATTGGGTCGTATGAACCAATGTTTGTACCTGCACCTAGACCACCACCTGAGTTAGTTGGAGCGGATTCGTTGAGGATGTTTGATTCCTCAGCCATTGCCTTTTCCTGGTTCTCTAGAACGACGGCAGTAACTGCACGACGATAGGGATCCTTAATGGAATTGAGACCGTCGTGGTCAAGAACTGGTGACCACTTCTTCTCTAGTTGTTCTGTAAGATACATTTGTATTTCCTTCTTTCTTGTTTAACTAGTTAAATTACTTTGGAAGACTTTTACCAAGTGCCTTTACATACTTGGCCATTGGACCGTTAAGATTCTCTTCGGAGATTGTCTGTGGGTCTGCTGACTCAACAAGGTCAAGAACTGAATCAGTCTTAACAGCAGTTGGGAAATAGTTTTCTTTCAGTGTTGAAATTTTTTCAACAAAAGAGTTATCGTCGGTATACTCG